TATCCTAAGTTAAATGATAGAAGTCAGTGGATTAATGATCTTGCTGCGTGTCATTGGACTGATCAAGAAAGTCGACAAGGCCTTGTTTACAAACAGTTCTTGCCTTACTTAACGTAGTTTACCAATCGCAGTATCTAGTGCATCACTGATGTGCTGTATTGGAAATACTGAAAATAATTTATCAACATTCATAACACAATTAGATCTTGGAGCAACTGTGGCGGCTTTAAATTCATCTCTGGTAAACCATTCTTTATCTAATTCAAGTTTATCAGCAACCTGTTTAGTAGTAGCAGATCCCGGGTTACAAACATTGTAAATTCCACTGGCAGGTTTATTCACTGCAAAGTACACAGCTACCTTGGCCACATCAACTATGTAACTAAATGAGTTTTCATAGTCAATTAATTTTTGATAGTTTGATAGTTTTGTAAAAATATTCTTGGGTTCATGTGTGTCGCCAAATGGCATGCGGATTCTTAGCAGATATGATTTGTTAAGATACGGAGTCATTAATTCTTGAAACAACGCCTTCGACCCACTGTAAAAAGATCCATTATTAAAATCAAAATTAGGAGCATCATCCTCAGTCCACCCGCCGGATTTGTAACCAGTGTATACACATCCGCTGGTGATATGCACGATAGGGGTAACGGGATTCGCAACTTCTAATTGCAATGGAAATACTACATTGCCATTGATGGTTTCTTGTTTATATTGTTCACAGGCATCGACATTGGGTGAACCTGTGTAGCCAGCAGCATTGATGATTGCCGTTGTACCAGCGGGAACTATCTGGGAGTGTCCAATCCATGTGTGATGAATATTTTGATCTTCTAATTCTTTTTTAATCTGCGTCCCAACATACCCGTGTCCGATTAATGTAATCATAGTGCGTCTCTTGATTTTATCAATTCGGGAGAATACTGTGGCAATGCCTCGACATTATTGAGATCTTTGGCATTTTCTAACTTTGCTGTTCTAGCACGTAACTCGCTGGAAGAATACTTGTGACCACGTTTATGGTAGTGCAATTCTATTCCCACGTCCATACAATACTGTTTACCTGTGAAATCTCTATTTAAATATTCTTCACTTAAAAATCTAATATGGATTGTCTGTGTTTGTAACAACTGTAATAGATCAAATTCAGTTTCGTAGATTAAAATTTCATCAACATACTTGCAGGCCTGAAGCTGAACATATCGTTCATATGCACTTTGCACCGGTTTATTTTTTGAACCAGGACGATCGACGGTTGGATCGATCTGTAGAGCAACTATGAGATAGTCGCATAATTCTTTCTCCATTTTTAACATTGTTACATGTCCAGCATGTAACAAATCAAAACTACTGCAATTAAATCCTATTTTCATCTGCAAGTTCTCCTAACTCTACACTTTGTAAGTAACACTCACTGGGCATTATAATTTTCCTATAAACTTTTTATTATTCGCCACCCACTGTTGAGCAGCTTCTGACTTATAATATTCACTGGTCCAGTCACTGTATATTTGCCAGTTGTTCGGAACATCATAGTCTTTTCTTATAAGATACATTTGACAACTAACGCTAACGGCTCTAGCATCTGGTGCTAGAATATATTTAAACATTACATTACCACTCTTATGTTTAGGACCATTCAGTCTAGTAACAATAGATTCTTCAGAGTCTAATCTAGATTTTTTTGCAATAACAACAAAGTCAGTTATTTTTTTCGTTGCACTAGCATCTAATCTTTCGTGTAGCTTATCATAATGATTCTTAAAATCCACTCCCATGAATGCTACATCATTGTTGTCATTTACAATTTCGTCTAGTTCGCTTAGAATTACCGGCATTGAATTATTTGTAAACCAAGTGTCAGTTCTAAGTTTAATAATAATATCTTCATTGACTTGTTTTACTGCCTGTAAGAAATCCCATACTTGGACCCCACCACTGGATTGAAATGGTCCTGTTGTGCTAGGGCCCGGTCTAGTAAAGTCGTAGACGTTCATTTCATATTTTGTTCTAAACAACTCAAATAATCTGTCATGATTAGTCCGAGAAGTTTTATCAAATTTTCGTTGACCGATGTATACTACGGCAATTGCCATCTTTTGAAATCCTCAATATTTAAATCCTGCGCTTCCCATCCTTGTTGACTTCTCCACCAATTAACTGCATCTTGCATAGGGTGAGGAATTATAAAAGTTTTCTTTCCTATTTCGGATTTATCATCTAAAATGTAACTTTGTATATAGTCCTTGCAAACTTCATTATCACCGGGATATGAAGTATATGTTTTTCTAATTAACCATGTTTGACATAATATTCTAAAGGCATTGACGTCTTGAAAATTAAAATGTTCAGTTTTTGTCATAGGAATCAACAGTTTAAAAAGATTGTTACCGCTGCGACGTTTTTTTGGTGAAAGTGAAATAATGTAGTCTATGACTTCATTACCAGGCTTTAGTTGAGATCTGTTTGCTACAATTGCAAAATCCTGCACACCGCCAGGAACTCCGTCTATGACAACCATTTTGTGATAGATCTTTCCAGCATTTTCATGGATCCAATCACTACCAAAAAAAGCCATATCTGTTTTGCCTACAAGGATTTTTTTCATCTCTTCACATATGATAGAAATACTAGAGTCAGTGAACCAAACGTCTGTGCGTAATCTCATCACATATGGTTCCGTGGTACGTTCACAACTTCTGTAAAAATCCCAGACCTGAATGCCGCCGCCTTGTCCTCGACGATATGCATTGTCAAGATTGGGGTCACCTTCTTCAAAAGGACAAACACCTCGATCAGGGTCGTCTTTGGTAAACCAATAGACGGTAATATCTATAATTTCTTTAAGACGATCAAACAGTCGTTGATGATTTTGTTTGACAATTTCTAAGTTATGTCTTTTATCACCGGTATAAAATATTGCCAGTTTTTCTTTCATATAAAATCGCTTAAATTATCTTGATCTCTTTTTATATTTACAGCTACCGCACGTGGCCAGGGATTAGCATCGTTGTAATCGTTTATTAAAACACGTTTAGTGTTTGGCAATCCGGAAATTAACTTGAAGTCAACAAATCCTAGATCTTTTAGCATTTGCTCTGTTATTGCGTGTGAGTTACTGCTTCGTGCGGTGGTAAAGATTACTTGACTGCCATTGGCAATTAATTCTTTAACACATTTTATATTCTTTTCGAGTGGAATCGGCGTAGTTCCTACTTCTAGTCTCGACTGTGCTTTGATTATTGTACCGTCAACGTCGCAGAACAGCACAGCCTTATCATTATACTCAAACCATTCTTCTGCGGTGCCTACATCTACATAATTTGTAACAGCACTTTCTTTGAATATTGCATTATCATTTAGACATTCTTCAATAATATGACTAACAAAGATTTCTTTTACGTTTGCATCTTTTAATTTTTCAAAAGCCGACATAAACATATCTGCTGATTCAAATTTGTATCCGCCCACACAGAACTTGTCAGATACAACCTGCTTTTCAATAATACTGGTAATGATGCCTTGGTCGTTAGACACTATAAAACTCTTGCTAGCTAATCGTTTTAGGATTTCGTGATCTCTAATGTTTGAAACGCAGACGTAATTGCCTTCTTGATAATCGTGGTCAAAAAAACTATCGCAGTCTTTGATTAAAAATTCTTCTGTGGTTAATTCTGCTTGTTTTAGTATCTGATAAACGGTATCAGCAGGTCCTGTTGTTCTATTTTCTAAAATTATAACCTGTATAGCATCACCGTATTCATTCTTGATATATTCAGCAGTATTATATTGATCGTTGTGTTCTTTTAGAATACCGAGAGTGATATTGTGCTTGCCTATAAACGATTCAAGGGACCGTTCAAACATATATTTGCCTTGAAAGTCTGCAAGAATGTATTTTGGGCGCATATTAGGAAATCTTGTAGATAACCCAGCAGCTGGCATTATTATTTCCATAACAAATTAATTCCTTTTAACAAAAAGTTTCTTTCAAGAGTATCCGGTTTACTATGCCTATACACTCTTAACAACATTAGAATTAACAGATAGTCGTTGTTTGCTTCTGGATATCGTTCTAATATTCGTTGTTGTATGTGTTTGGTTTTTACATCTAACATCGCATTATCTTTTCTGGTAAACCAGCCTAATTCTAAATCTTGTCTTAATTTTGCAATATCAAATACGTAGGAATCATATTCTATGGTTGCACAGTCGATAAGAAAAAATCCTCGATCAGTGGTAAAAATAATATTTTCTAGTGTTAAATCACCGTGATAATTTGAACTCGGTAATATTTTAGGAAGACGCTCTAGTAGTTGTTCACGAGTAAATGGCATCTCATCAAAACTAACTTCTTGTAATTTTTTAATATATGTTTCTGTATAATCTTTGTCTACAGCATTATTAGAAAGTTTATCTAAGATAGATAATATAAAATCTAATAATTTTTCGTAGTTGCTAGTTTTAAGATATGATTTGATATCTAGTCCGTGTAGATATTCCATATCGATCATTTTATTTGATATTGTGTATAGTTGTGGAAGTGGATAATCTACTGACAGTACCTGCATACGTTCGATGTTTCTGGATATGTTACCAATCTTTCGTACAAAGAGTTTGTTGTGTTTCTGCATCAATAATATTTGATTTCCAGAAAACCCATGAAGCTCTTTAACTACCTTGGCGGCCATATCACTTGTATGCAACTACTCTGCTGTCAATACTGGATTTAGCATGAAGGTTGTTTTCGATCTGCACTCTTGTGAATCCAACATCGCGAAATAGTCTCGACATGCTTTCTGCGCTATATCCCCACTTGTGTAACATAGTCGGATCTGGATATCTAACACTATCTCCATATATGCCTGCTACAGTTCTTTTATGTAGACGCTTGTCATGCGACCAAAAACAGTCTGGATTATTAACAACTTCTTGACACATTTTTAATAAGTCGGGCCATTCGGTAGCTGCTGCACCACCCGGTCTAAGAATTCTATAAAACTCTTTATACATAACAGGAATGTGTTGACGACTAATATGCTCTACTACGTGAACACTTAATATTTCATCTACACAGTTGTCCGGTAAGGGAAAAGGTTTAGTAATATCGTGGATCATTACATTCGGATCGTGTGACATGTACTCGCCGTCAATGTTTAGATAGCCATCAAACAATCGGCTACCGCAACCAAGATGTAACCGTACTTTTTGTCCGCTGTTTGTTAATTCATTTACTTTTTCATTAAGCATTTTTAGTTCCAAACATATTAATCATCGAATAAGGAAGATATTTTTTCATAGAGCCATCTTCACGGGTTTCAATAAAAGCTCTTCTGCGATCAAAGTCGCTGTCTTTCTCTACAAACTCTACACTATCAGACAGTTCAGTTGAATACGCAAAGTTGTCCCATTGAAATTCTGGAAATAGGAATTCAATGGCCTTAAAACTGTACCTGTAGTAATCATCTGGGTATTTATGGTATTTCCAAACCCAGGGACTGTTGATGTACAACTTTCCACCGGGTTTAACTAAATCAGATAATACTTTGGCCATTAGCCAGGGCGTCGGGGTATGTTCAAGTACACTACAACAAATAATCAAATCAAAATAATTTTTAGGTAACGGGTTATCTTCCTTGGTTAAATCGCAGACAACATCTACACCGGCACCTTCTTCGAGATCGACACCGACATATTCTACATCTGTGTAATTTTCTCTAAATTCAGATACACTAACAATTTTACTGCCTATTTCAAGAACAGGGCCTTTGGCTTTAGGATATACTGTTTTTAAATAAACTATATCGTTGGGGCTACCCATATTACATACCTAATTGACGTCTAACTTCTTCTATAAATCGGTTAGATAACACTCGTGCTGAATAGTTTTCTTCTGTGTATTTTTGACCAGCACGGATTCTTTCTAACGTCTTACCGTGATGTGCTAGAGCCCACTTAATACCAGCAATGTAATCATCCTGCCAAGTGTATGGTGCAAATTCTTCATAGCTGGCTAATGCTGTTGTAATAACAAATTTACCAGACATTAAACTATCGATTAATCTATTTGCGCTTTTAGTATCTGTTCTTGGATTATCTGTTTGCACAGGCATTAATACGATATCACACTCGGATAACAATTGACCTTGTCGTTCCCAGGTCCATTCTTGCATGTCGAGTTTGTCAAAATTAATTCCGCTGATTTGACCTTTAGATTGTCTAAGACTCATTTTGCTGAGTAGTCTATCTGTTTTAGCACTGATCATGGTGTATTTGTAATTGCCAATTTCTTTTTCTAAACGCTGCCAAATTTCTACAACAGGCAAAAATTTAAAACTTGATTGACTGCCAAACCATAGCAATTTAATTTCCTTGCCAGGAGAAAATGTTGGCTCAAGTTTAGGACGTTCAAATGGATCTGGCATAACAATACTGTCTCGACCAGTATGATGCTTGGTACTTACACCCATTTGCACACTGTTAACCGACACAAGGTCTGCTAATCGACAGCAAGGTTCGTATTCTTCTTTTTCTTCAAATTTATTATCACACAGGTCGTAAATTGTTTTTGCACCTAGATCTTTAGCCCGTTGAATGCTGGCAGGCTGACTGCGTTTTAAAAATATCACGATGGTAGTGTTGTCCACTTCTGACCAGTCAGTTAGAATTTTAGCATCGTAGCCTTGATCAGCCAACGCCTGACAGGTAACTTCTCCACGTAATCTATGACTGGCTCGTTTTGGTTTGTATGCGTCACTAAAGAATCTAATTTTTACGTTGTGCATTTTAAAATCCAATCTTTTTTATGTTGATCTACTACTCGAAAACCCCAAGACTCTAATATTTTGATAGATGGTTTATCGGTCATTGCGTCTTTGTATTCGTGCTTTTGTTGTTCAACAACAATTACTGGTTTATTTCTAAGAATAGTCTGCATTGCACCAGCAAGGATTTCTTCTTCAAATCCCTCTACGTCAATTTTTATTAAATCAATATTTTCATAGTTGTAACTATCCAGTGTCCTTAACGGAATAGAACCCTTGCCTACCGATGTGGGATCGATATGACTATGCCCGGTATTCCCCTGAACGATATTCATTTCTATCAGTGATTCAGTGCGCCCAAGTGCTACTGGTTCAATTATATAATTACTGCCTAGCACGTTTTTCTTAAAACATTCTCTAAATTCAGGAACTGGTTCGAAAGCAATAACTTTTTCAAATTGTTTTACAAGATCGCAAGCCCATAGACCTACGTTTGCACCGATATCAATACAGATTCTTTTGTTATCACAAAATGCAATTGCAGAATCTCTAGCCCTCCATTGATATCGAACTACTCCGTCATTCTTGAGACTTTTTGCAAGCATCCTAGGAAAATGATCATCATAATCCGGAAACCAAAATCCATGACTTTCTATCATTTAAATGTACTCCAATATTTTTCTAATCTGTTGACTTTGAGATCTGTTTGTAAACTATGACCGTGATCCTTGCGATCGCCTTTGAGATGATCAAGATATCCGCCCCATTCGCAATTAATCAAAGGATGGCCCTCACCTACTGAATTTGTTTTCGATGGTCTTAGGTCGCCAAGCTGTTGACTCCAATTTAATTGTTTTAGTTCTGGTACTGTTTTTCTTACAGCATCAAACACAAAACTGTCATGCCACTCACCTAAGGTGAAGATACCATTTTCTGCGTCATCGTAATATCTTTGAAAAGTTTCTAGGAATTTTTTTGTTGCAGGACTTCTAAGATTCATAGCGTACAGGCCGCATTCACTGTATTTTCCTTCTCTGCCAAGGTAACATAAATCAAAAGACGGTGAACATAGTGCTAAAACTTTTTCACGGGTAATTGCACTGTGACAAACCATATCAGCATCCATCCATAACAGGATATCAGCATCAGTTGTTCTAGCACAGTGAAAAATTGCATAAACTTTATGAGCGAATCTCACAGCATGCCACTTGAACGCTTTCTTTGAATCCTTTCGACCGCCTCTAACAGGATCACCGCTGACATCACCGTTGGCCTTGGGCACATCCTTCCAACGGTTTTTAAATTCTGTTAATTCTTGAACATCGTCGAGGCTGAATAGGGTCACATGATTATGATTTCTAACAATGGGATTACATTTTTCTGGGTATATGTGCAGAGTAATTTCCTCTGGCCAGTTTTCACAGAATCCGTCGATCATCCTCTGTGCATATTTTTTTAAACCTTGTTCATGAAAGGTTGTTACCACTGCTATCTTCATCTATAATGCTCCCATACGTGAAAAATGCCTTGCAGGCTGGTGCAGGCCCAACCGGAATCGTACAAAGGTTTGGCTATAGCGTTATCTATACGAACGCCGCCCTCGACGAAAATTTTTGAATTGTGTTTTTTCCATAATGCTTCTACTTTATCAAGATTACACAACTCATTGTGATCGATAAAAATTGATGCAATATTTTGTATATGATCTAATTTAACAAAAGTTTCTTTATAAACAAGATTTTTAGCCTTAAACGCCGGCTGTGCTGTGCTGACCACAAATACTGTGTCATATATTTCTACAACTTGCTCTAAAATTCCAAAAGCCGATCCTAGCACCAGGGCATGATCGCGGTCTCTTGAAAGTTTATGCAGTCTTTTTTTGAATTTGTTCATAATCTATAAATATACAGCAGTATTAACTACGTAGATTATTTATCAACATTATGCGCTTCAGATTATATCGAGAATACGGTGCTTTGAACAGTCCCCCAGTGTTTGATGCCATAGAACAGGGGCTAAGACAACAAGGACACGTCATTGTCACCGACAACGAAGATGTTGCAGTGATATGGTCGGTATTATGGTCTGGCAGAATGCGGCAAAATAAACTGATTTATGATAAATGCCAGCAGCAAGGCACACCCATTCTGATAATAGAAGTGGGTAATCTAAAAAGAGGCGAAACTTGGCGGATCAGTCTCGACCATATTAACAATCTTGGTAAATTTGCTAACGAAAGTAATTTAGATATGACCAGACCTGAAAAATTAGGTGTTAAATTACAGCCGATTGCTACAACCCGGCGCGGTGAAATACTTATTGCCTGCCAACATCAAGAAAGTCTTCAATGGCAAGGCATGCCTGCTATGAAAGATTGGGTAGGAACCACTATTGAAAAAATAAAACAGCATACTCATAGAAGAATCCGTGTAAGGTATCACCCTCGATCAGCATTTCCGTTCAAGCAGTCTGGAGTAGAGGTAGAACGACCTATGCTTGTACCCAATACCTATGACAGTTTTGATATTTTTTACAATTATCACTGCGTGATTAACCACAACAGCGGTCCAGCTGTTCAAGCAGCCATAAATGGGGTTCCTATATTATGTGATTCATCCAGTCTAGCTGCGGATCTCAGCATCAAGTGGTCAGAACTAGATAATCCCTATGTACCAGACAGGTCTGAATGGTTTATAAAACTTTGTCACACCGAGTGGACCGTTGACGAAATACGCCAAGGCACCCCAATTTCTAGATTATTCGGTTGACAACCAGAAATCAAGGCTGTATACTTGAATAATGCTATCATCAGAATTTGCCGAAGACATATTTGTTGAATTTTATAATCTTGTTTCCCAACAAAAAATATCCATACAAGGTCAAGATTTTTCACCTATCTCAAGTTTCCATGAAAAAATCATCAACAGCGGAGAGCTGACCAAAAATCAGGCAAATTTCCTCATAAAATTATTAGAAAAATACAAGACTATGTCAGCCATGGCTGGTCTTGACTATGGATCTAAACTTGCTGACCTCAAATGGCAAAGACCGTTTAGAGTATTAGATCTCAGCAAAACAATATATGTAGAGCTACGTGAAAACAAACTGGAAATTTGTCTAAAATTTCCTTATCAGTTGAAAAAAGAGTTCGAAGATGAAATCGCAAGTCGAGAGGCATTGCATACTCATGGTTTTTGGGATTCAGAAGACAAAGTAAGACGCTTGGATTTTTATCATTATAATTTAATTGCGCTCTACGAATTTGCCTGCAAACATAATTTTGAAATTGATGACTCGTTTATGATTGCGTTGGGTGATGTTGAAGAAATTTGGCAAAATTCTGAATGCGTATCACCACACAGCACAATAGGCATTTATGGAGTTGAACTAAAAAATTCCAGTCAAGAAACAAAACAATGGTGGGATGAACATCGACGCAGTTCTCCTGTTAGTGATTTGTTATTAGCCAAAAGCATGGGGTTTGTATACCAAGAAAAACCTCAAAATTTAGTGGAAAAAATCGCAGCTAGCCAAGAAAACAGTTTCTGGATTAAATCCAATCAAGAGTTTTTTGAATTAGTTAAATCTTTTTCTGGAAAAATATGTGTGTTACTAGATCGAAGCAGCGCCACGCTACCTTGGCTGCAGAATTTTGTAGCCGCTGCCGAGAAAAGTGGTGTTAGCCGTGAAGAAATCAAGGTGTGTTTTAGAGAAAACAAAGAATCTACAACTGGCCTGAATGATTGGATCAAGATCGCAGGAGTTGGCGGCAAAGTCGAAACCGGCAGGATATTAATTTTTGAATCAAAGCCAGCCAAGTGGTTGTTTAAGTCAGACAATGATGTTACAATGTTAGTAACAAATAACATTTTTCCACCAACAAATACCATGGCACGAGATTGGTTTGCGTGTCATCCTTGTGTGATATATCTTGGTGACACTAGACCAACAGAAACTAAAGGACAAAAAATTGTTGAACTGTAAATTGACAATCAAAGACGAAGTAAACATCAAGGTGGAAGGACTGCGGGTTGAAACACGACGGAAAATTGTCAATAAATTAAAATTCGATTTGCCCTATGCTCGACATATGCCTGCATATAAACTGGGTCGTTGGGATGGAACTAAAACCTATTTTAACATAGGCGGCAGTGGATATCTTGCACACCTTGATGTGATTCTAGCAGTGATCGAGGATGAGGGATATGACATCGAAGTCGAAGATCTTAGACCGCATCAGGAATTGAAATTTGCCGCCATCGATGAAAATTATTGGGCTGACCTTGGCAAGACTTGGCCCAAAGGACATCAGCAGGCAGGAGAACCTATTGTACTGAGAGACTATCAGTATGAAGTGATCAACAAGTTTTTAGAGAATCCCCAGGCCTTACAAGAAGTTGCCACAGGTGCCGGTAAGACTATCACTACTGCTACGTTAAGTCATCTATGTGAACCATATGGTAGAACAATGGTGGTTGTACCTAACAAGTCATTGGTTGTTCAGACTGAAGAAGACTATCGCAATCTAGGACTAGATGTTGGTGTATATTTTGGAGATAGAAAAGAATTAGGCAAGACGCATACCATATGTACTTGGCAAAGTTTGAATGTGTTAGACAAGAAAAGCTATGACAATGATACCATGACTTTAGCAGAATTCTGCGAAGGAGTCTGTGCAATTATCGTCGACGAAGTCCACCAAGCCAAGGCCGAAGTGTTGACCAAACTACTAACACAGAACTTTCGCAACTGTGCCATACGTTGGGGACTCACAGGAACTGTGCCTAAAGAACAGTGGGAATTCCAAGGCATATTGGCCAGTATAGGACCTGTGATAAATCAGGTGAGTGCTCATGATCTACAGGAAAAAGGAGTGTTGGCGCAGTTGAACATCAATGTGTTGCAGACTAATGATGTGCAGGTGTTTACATCATTCCAAGACGAATACTCATTTCTTGTCACAGACGACAAGCGATTACAATGGATTGCTAACAAGATCACTGCGTTATCCGCCACTGGCAACACCCTGGTATTGATCAATAGGATCGATACTGGTAATAAATTAATCGCACTAATTCCTCAAGCGGTATTTGTTAGTGGCGGTATGAAATTAGATGACCGCAAGGAAGAATACGATGAAATTAAAACAAGTGATGACAAGATTATTTTGGCGACTTATGGTGTGGCCGCTGTGGGTATTAATATTCCACGCATTTTTAATCTGGTTCTTCTTGAACCCGGAAAGAGCTTTGTCCGCGTTATACAAAGCATTGGGCGAGGCATTAGAAAAGCAGAAGACAAAGATCACGTAGAGATCTGGGACATAACCAGTGCCTGCAAATATAGCAAGCGACATCTTACAGAAAGAAAAAAGTTTTATAAAGAGGCCAAATACCCCTTTACCATCACTAAGATTAATATATGAGAATACTTACACTAAACAATCAAGCATTTGATTTAAACGAACTACCGGACGAGGTAGACGAAGACACAAGATTTTCGGTACTGGATAATTCAAATCCTCAAGAACCGGATTTCTTTTTCATGCCGTTGATATTTCTAGAATCATTTAACTCGCCTGCTATCGTGTTGAACATAGGCGGCTATGAAGTGCAGATGCCCCTGGACTGGTGCATGGTAGTAGGCGACAAAGACTGCGGACTTGACCCCGAAGTTTTACCGTTAACATCAATTAATGAACGTGGGTTTGATGCGTTAGTGTTCAATCCAATCAAAGGATTTAGAGCAGAATATATGCCTATAGAAATTGTTAATATCTATCAAGATGTGCGCTGGTATTTTCCTAAGATGAAAAACGGGCAGTTGCTTACTGTACCACTCAGCGAGGAAGTTAACCCGCCCTGCGTGTTCTTTGTCAAAGAAGTCAGTAGACAAAGTGAAGTTTTGCAGTTACACAAATTGATTTAATTAAATACACATATTAAGGAGTTACTATGAAGGCAGGAAAAGTATGGGGACAAACAGAATTGCTAGAAGCCAACGGTGTACTTGAGTTTCACCGTATCGAAGCTAAGGCTGGCGGTGTTTGTTCTAAGCACAAACACAAATTTAAATGGAACGGATTCTTTGTTGAATCTGGACAGATGATTATCCGTGTATGGAAAAATAATTATGACCTTGTAGATGAAACTGTGCTATCTGCAGGACAATACACAAAAGTGGCACCGGGTGAATATCATCAGTTTGAAGCCGTCACTGACTGCGTTGCCTTTGAATTATATTGGGCAGAGTTTGATCACAATGACATCGAACGTGACACTGTTGGGTACGCCAAAGATAAAAAGTAAATGCCAACAAAGGTCTAATATGGGATCTCTTAAACCAGGTACAACTTACATTTATGAAAAGGCCGACGGCATAACCTATGCTAGAGAATTTCATGCACCTCACAGTGAGCGATTCGAAATTGGCAGAGACTTCGAAATGATTTTAAAAGAAGAGCAGAGTCTTTGGCAAGAAATAGTTCGAGCAGGTCGAACCAATCAGGCCTTGCAAGAAGCTCTCGATCGTGTTAAAATACTATATCACTTGAGCAAAGACAATGGCTAAAAACAAACACGTAGACCTATTCAAAGATATCATACCCTGTGTCGATCAGGGTATCAAAGAACTTTGGGATGCTGCCACAGAAGAAGGTCGTAAAGAAATCAAAGGAGATCTTTGGAATCTCAACAGATATATCAGTAGTGTTGCTACCTCTGACAGAGAAATACAAGAACACTATCTACTCACAGTCAATCAATACTACAATAGAAATTGGGCCAATGTTAGTCAGCATCCCAAACTGCAATGGCTGACTCTGGCTTCTTGCAGTCATGAAAGCAAGGCCAAACAGTTCCACGAGTGGATTGCATTAAAGAAAGAAAAGAACAAAAAAGAAGAATTCCTTGCAGACTTATTTCCAACTATGAAGAGAGCGGACCTTGCTACACTTGCAATCATTACCACAGACAGAGAAATCAAAGACTATTGTCAAAACCTTGGGTGGGACAAAAAAGAAGTCAATGCAATTAAATTTTAAATGCGAACACTGCGAGAAGTTATTTGCCAAAGAAAAGACTTTGGTGGTGCATGTCTGTGAACAAAAACGCAGACACCTTAGTCGCAATGAAAAACATGTGTTAATGGGATTATTGACCTTTCAGAGATTTTATCAGCTCACGCAAAAAGCACAACAGCCAAAGACCTTTGAAGAATTTGCTTCATCTAGTTTCTATACAGCCTTTGTGAAGTTTGGTAGTTTCTTGGTTAATACAGCGCCTATATATCCTGAACGATTTGTGGATTATGTGGTCAAGAGTGGAGTTAAACTAGATCAT